CTCCAAGGTAGCTCGCCGGACCGCGAACAAAGCGAGACCATCCGTGGCCACGTAGAATGTGTAATCCCTGTTTACCTCGACGTACACGCCGCCCAGGTAAGCCCTGGTTTTCTCCTTTAGGGAAACGCGCGATGCCGCGCGGATATACTTGGCTTCGAGCAACATAACTATCATCCTTTACTGTCTAAGCTATTATTACTTATCCTTCATCGTCCACGAAAGCCTTCATGTCGTCGAGCAGCATGTCATGCACGGCGGTGGAGGCGACCCGGTCATTGTATTTAGGGTCATGATTTCCCACAAGCTTGGACGCGGCCTTGAAAAAGGGGTCAGCCGCCTCGGCGACGTCCAACACGAGGTCCGTGAAGTCTTCCCGCGTCTCGCGGCTCCACGTTTCCGGTGGCGTGTCGAGCGCCGTCCGGTAGAGCGTGGAGCCGCGAACTTGCCTCAGGTACGCGATCAGCTTGTCGAGTTCATCGGCGGGGCAATTCATAACAATCTCCTTCCCGTGTCCATAACCTATATAACTACACTTCTTACACTTAGTCAACCAGATTCTGTTCACTTTTTTGTGATCGAGTGGGGACGCGGCCTTGGCAAGAGGCCGGCCGCGTCGCTAAATTATTTTATGAATTCGTGCCCGTGAGCAGGGACGCGGCCTCGAGAAAGCAGCCGGCCTCCTCGGCGATTTCCATCACGTAGTCCCGGAAGCAGGACCGCGCCTCGCGGCTCCACCTCTCCAACGGCGCGTCAATCTTCTCTCCGTGGAGGGCGCTGCTCCGGACCCGCTCTAGGTCCGCGATCAGCCTGTCGAGTTCCGTAATTGTGTGGGTCATAACCATCTCCCTTGTTGATGACATATATAACTACACTTCTCCCTCCTTGTCAACTGGATTCCGTTCACGTTTTTGTGATTACGCCGCCTGTGACTCGGCGTTGCCACGGATGCGCCAGTAGTCATCCTCGCTAAAGCCAAGCCATATCGCGATCCTGCGGTAATAGGCCATGTGATTGTCGATCACCTCCGGGCGCCCGACGCGCAGGGTCTCCAGCATGACAGTCTCGAGCGCGGTCTCCGCGCGCCGGCGCCAGCGGCTGACCGGCGTCACGCCGACGGCGCCCCAGTACCGCACGGCGGAGATGGACAGGCCAGTCGCGCGTACGTAGCGGGGCATCAAGCTTGCCTGGGCTGGATTGTCACGGGGCGGGAAATTGGCCAGCACGGGCTTGGGGCGGCCGGTGGGCCGTCTCCGCCTCGTGGGGACGTAGGTAGGGTCCATGGCGATCGAAAAGGCCGCGTGGAGGGCTTGCAGGGCCATCAGGATGGTCCCTGGGCGGGGCGTGGTGCTAGGGGATGCCAACAAACGGCGCAGGGCGGGCACCGGGACGCCCGCGCGGGTGGCGATGTCGCTGATGGACGGGGTATTGGCGCTTACGCGGCGCGCCGCGTCGATCAGGACGGCGTACCGCGCGATGGGGCTGTCGGATGCCTGCCCGAGCGCGCGGTACGCACGGAGGGTCATGGCGCCCGCGCGGCCCTCGAAGCTGATGCCAGCGGGGCGCGCGAAGTCCAGCTCCCGCCTAGACGGCGTGACTGGAGCTGGATCGCGCAAGTGGTCCATGAGGTCGATCGGCAAGGTCACGCTCCAAGAAGAGGGCCGCTCGCGCGGCCCGTGCACGGGGTTAGGGGGGTGGGAGTGGCCGCTCGACTTACCGCGCCGTGTGTGCCCGGCTTGTGGCGTTGCCCTTGAGCTACCGCGTTGGCGCTGTGCTAGTGATACGTTCCTCTCTCTTATGATATATATGTAGTGCGTTTTCGTGCGAAAGTCAAGTCGAAATCGATCACGTTTTGGCGATAGTGCTAACCCATTGATGTGTAACGATTTTGGTAGTAGCGATAATACCGAAATACGGCTTAAGTGATTGATATTTCTAGTTTATCCAATGCTTAAGCTTACTACGATACAACACGAACAGAATCGCGTTTTGGGGAAAGAGTATGTGAGAGAAAAAAGGCGTGCCGCGAGCAACACGAAAAATCCCGGGGTATGTTTATTTAAAAAATATAGATAGTAGTAGTAGTAGTAGTAGGACCCCAAACCCCAATGATTTCAATGACTTACCCGCGCTTCCGCGCAAATTCCCCCCCCGTGCGAACCTGTACCAATTGGTCGAAATCCGCTCCCATCCTACCCATCGTGCGAGCCGCGCCGCGCAGCCGCGCCGTCTGTAACCAACTGATATCGTTCACGAATCCTGTGAAACATTTCCGGGATCCCTCGAAAAGGGCCTGACTACACATAAAAACTACGTATTTGTATGTTTTACTATACTATTTTTTCCATTTATTGCCCTTTTTTTCGGTTTTTTTTCTCTGAACGCCGACCTAAAGTGAGGGAGAGTGAGGCTCCCTCCCCCCAATTTGCGGCCATTTTAGGATTTATGCGGGCAGCATACATTTGCGGACATTCGCCCCGTTTCACGCCTTGACACGGGGATATAACACCCTATATTAGGGGGTGCAGCGAGGGCTAAAAATCAAGCCCTCGCTGCACCCCCAAAAAGTTAAGGAGCAAGTCGTAAAATGTCATATGAGGTACGTCTTACCCCCGAAATGTACGAAAAAATCCGCTTAATCGCCGCCCGCGATTGCCGCTCAATCGCGCGCCAAGTGGCATTTTTTATTAAAAAAGGCATGGAAAATGAAACAAACCAGGAACAAAAAAGCGCGGCCCCGGTAATCTATCCGAGTTCGAACGTGTCTAATGTAGTAAAGAGCGTGCCGGAAACACCTACAGAAGCACGTCTGGAACCCCCGCGCGAAAGGTCCGCGGGTCTAGGGCGCGAGCGCGCGTTGATGACCCCCGAGGAGCGGGACGACGCTGACGAGCGACTGCGCCTAGCGATGAGAGCGGCATGTGGTCTTACCGACTAGAACCCGCCCGCCCGCTCATATATAAGGAGACATGAGCCTTAAAAACCTCGCCAAGACCCTCAAACTCCTGGACGCGGACCGGAACCTCGCGCATGAGTGGCTGTTCAGCCACCGGCGGAGCTTCCAGTCCGCCCCTTTTCACGCGGAAATGATCAGGGAGTGGCACTCCTCCGCCCCCTTCGTGCAGTTTCAGTGCTTCCGTGGCTCCGCGAAGAGCTCGATCACCGAGGAAGCCGTCATTATCGCCGCCCTATACCAGGAATTTCATAATATTCTGCTCGTCGGCGACACGGAACAGCGCGCGAAGGACCGCTTGACCTCCGTGCAGGTCGAATTGGGCACGAATGAGAAGATACAATCCGTTTTCGGCGACTATTCCGCCGCGACGGCATCCACCTGGGGCGCTTCACGCGTCGTGCTCAAGAACGGCGTATGCATCCAGGCCATCGGAAAGGGCCAATCCCTCCGTGGAGTAAAGTATTTACAGTACCGGCCCGATCTCGCCGTACTGGACGACATAGAGAACGAGGAAGACGTAGCGAGCCCTGCTAATCTCATGAAGGTCATGCACTGGTTGTTCGCCGTGCTTCGCCCCGCCATGGAGATATCGAAGGCGCGTCTGCGTGTCTGCGCCACTCCGCTCGCGCCGGAGTGCGTTTCGGAGCACCTCCGCCGCGATCCCGGGTGGCGGACACTCGTGGTCCCCATCGAGGCGCCCGGCGCCGATGGCGCGAGGGTCCCGTCCTGGCCCGGGAAGTGGCCGCTCAAGGCGATCGACGCCGAGAAGGAACAGTACGCGCGCCTGGGCAAGCTCCGGCTGTTCGAGCAGGAGTATTACTGCCGCGCGCGGCCCGACGCGGAACGCATCTTCGACCCGGAGAAGGTCGTCTACATACAGATGCCACGGACCTACGAGGCTGTCTACGCCATGTATGACCCCGCGCGAACCACGAGGCCCAACAGCTCGCATACAGGCGTCGTGGTGTGGAGCCCAGGCCCCCATAACACATTGACCGTATGGGAGAGCGGCGGGCATCTGTGGATGCCGGATGAGATGATCGACGACATATTCCGTATCAACACTATCTACCGCCCCGTGGAGATCGGGGTTGAGATCGACGGGTTGCACGAGTACCTGCGCACACCGCTCCTGCACGCCCAGATGGAGCGCGGCATGACGCTGCCGATCGACTATAAAAGCGCGCCGCGCGATAAGAGCAAGCTCGAGTTCATCCGCAACCTACAGCCTTGGTTGATTTCTGGAAGAGTGCGGCTTTACGGGGGACCTGGGATGCACAAGGATTTGATAGAGCAGCTTGAGCAATATCCGACCGGGCGTCTGGACGTACCGAACGCCTTGGCGTACGCCATCATAAGGACGGGGCGCGAGAAGTACCCGGAGTTCACGCAGGCGCACGTCGATCATAGCCCGGTCCCGATGGTCGAGACTGACAAGTTCCTTGTCGCGGCGGCTGATGGATACGCCACCTATATGCTATTGGCGGGGGTGCCCGAGAAAGGCCCCGTGCATGTCCTGCGGGATCATTATATGGAGGGCAGCCCCTCCGAGGTGCTTCCCTTGTTGCTGCGGAAGCTCGAGTTGGAGCGCCCCGCGCGGATCGTGCTCCCCGCCGCGCATTGGCGGACGATCGACCCCGTGGGGTTGCGGCCCGCCGCGCGCGCGACTGGGTACGAGCTGGGGCAGGCGGCGGAGCCGGGTATCGGGGAAGCCGAGCTCCGGCTTCTTCTGGCCCGGATGGACGGCCTGCGGGTACACCCCCAGGCCAGCTGGGCGCTTCAAGGTCTGTCGGGCGGGTGCCAGTCGCTTGAAGGACGCAAGTCGAACCGCTATGATATCGTGGCCACGGCCCTGGAGGCAATGGCGAGCCGCCTGCGCACGCGGCAGGTTACGCAGTCCCTCATGGGCGGTCGCGTGCGGTACGCGCACGATGGGCGCCCTTACCTGAGTACGGTCCCGGATGGCACGCAAACGCAAAAGAGAAGGTGAAGCCTCCGAGGACCCGCGTCTCATGCGCGAGCATCCGGAGCCCGCGAGCGAGCCGCCCTTCGGCGACCCGGACGCGCCCCCGCCGTTGTCGGATTGGCGGCGCGACAAGGAGATGAAGGACGAGGACGGCGTCGCGGACGCCGTGGACACGGCCTTCGACGACGTGGAGCGCGCGATGGAGAACCGCATCCGCCGCGCGGACATGATCCGGCGTAATTGGGAGATGTTCCATTGCGTCCTGTCCGAGGACCAGGTCTACACGGGGCCTTCGAACTTTTACGTCCCCCTCGCGCGGGACGCCGTGAACGCCCGCAAGATCCGTTTCACCAACCAGTTGTTTCCGCGATCCGAACGCTATGTCACGGCCTTGACCGAGACTGGGGAACTGCCTTCGGACATAATCTCGCTGCTCGAGCACTATGTCCGTAAGGCCCATCTCCGCACGGACATCGTGCCCGCGCTCATGCTGAACGGCGATCTCGAGGGCCATTATACCGTCTATGTGACATGGCGCGCGACGAAGCGGGCGACGGTCAAGAGGGAAGAGGTGCCGTTGCCCTTGGTTGACCCGGAGACGATGCAGCCCGTTGTGACGATGCAGGCGATCGACGTCGTCGTGCAGGACGCGGGGCCTGTTGTCGAGGTTATCCCCGACAATGATCTGATCGTCACGCCCTCGACCGCCAATTCCCTGGGCGACGCGCTCGACCAGGGGGGTTGCGTCGCCATTGTCCGCCGTTGGACGAAGGCGAAGCTGCGTCAGATGATGGAGACGGGTGAGGTCGAGGAAGAGGCTGGGGAAGAGGCTCTTGGCCTGTTCGGCGACGTGGCGACCCGATCGGCCTTGTGGACGCGGGTTCAGGACACGCGGGTTGAGCAGCTGGAGAGCGCGGGCATCCACGACGATAGCACGGAGTCCTATCTCCTGCTCTACGAGATCTGGTTGAACCTGAACATCGATGACGAGATGCGGTTATACCGTTGCTTCCACGCGGGCAAGGGGCATATCCTTTCCGTCAAGAGGAACCCGCTCTGGTCCGACCGGTTGCCTATTCTGTCGGCCCCGCGCGAGCGCGCGGCTGGCGTATTCAAGGGCCGCGCGCCCGTTGACGCGGTTTATGACTTCCAGCTCGCGGCGAATGACGCGATCAACATTGGGATGGACAGCGCGCATCGCGGGCTTCAAGTCGTCGTGATGACGGACCCGGAGAAGAACCCGAACGTTGACTGCATGACGCAGTCGCCGGGCGCGCTATGGCTCACGAGCCCCCAGGATACGCAGCCGCTGCAGATCCCGGTCATGTGGGAAGAGGCGCTGTCCATCGTGAACGCGGCCCGGATGCAGGTCATGCAGACGCTCGGTGTGAACCCGGCCATGATCACGCAATCCACGTCCACCGCGAAACGCAATCAAGCGGAGATGGCCCAGGAGCAGGCGGTTGACCTGCTCACGACGGCGGAAGCCGTCGTGACGATCGAGGAGAACATTCTTTCGCCCATGCTCCAGCTTTTCCTCGAGCTGGACTACCAATTCCGGGACCATAACCTGCTCGTGCCGACGATCGCGGACCTGGGGCCAAAGCCTAAGCTGGTCAGCGTGCCCCCCGTGGAGCTGGAGTCGTCGTATTACTTCATGTGGTTCGGCGTGGAGGCCGTCAAGAACTCCGAGCGCGTGCAGCTTCAGGTCGCGGCGCTGAACGTTCTGCGGGGCATCCCGCCCGCTATGTACCCGGAGCACCGGATGAACATCGCGCCTGCCGTATCCGTGCTGCTCGAGGACGCCTTTGGGCCGCGTCTGGCGCCACTGATCTTCGAGAAGCTCGCGGACCTGCCGCCTGAAGTCGCGCAGCTCGAGATGATGAAGAAACAGGCACCTGGTGGTATGCCGGGCGCGCCTGGGGGCGCGGGGCCCGGCGCTCCAGGGCAGCCGGCGCCGGGGGCGGCGCCGGGCGGTCAGCGCGCGGCTAATCCGCCGGGCAGCATTGGCAAGGACCAGATGAAAGAGGCGGGGGTTGCTCCGCGCGCTCAGCGGGGGGGCGAGGACGGGAGCTACAGATAAAAAACTCGCGCGGGTTGCGCCGCGCGAGCCAAGTTTGGGTAACCAAGGGAGGGACTATGAACATGGAGAGGATAGCGGGATGATCGAGCTTGTCAACCTGAAAGCCTCGGCTTTGGGCGGCGGGGACTGGGCGAGCGCGGCCAAGTATCTCAAGTGCGAGGTCGCGGCGCTGAAAGCAGTTTGGGCGGTCGAGTGCGCGAAGCGGTCCTATGATTCCAAGGGCCGGCTTACCATGCTGTTCGAGCCTCACATATTCCACCGCGAGTTGCGCGGCGCTGAACGCGCCGCCGCCGTGCGGGCGGGGCTGGCGTACGCCGTCTGGGGTGCGCGGCCCTACCCGCGCGATAGTTACCCGCGCTTCTTGAAGGCGGCCGCGATTAACGAGGACGCGGCGTTTCGTTCCGCGTCCTGGGGCGGCCCCCAGATCCTCGGGAGGAACTCCGAGTTGTGCGGGTTTATCAAGGCGGCGAATATGGTCGCCGACTTTCTGCGAGGCGAGCCGCGCCAGCTCGAGGGAATGGTGCTCTTTATTCAAGGCAAAAAGCTTGATGCCGCGCTCCGTGATAGGAACTGGGCTCGATTCGCCTATGGTTATAACGGGCGGGGATACAAGACGAACGCCTACGACGTTAAATTAGCGAGGGCTTATGCCAGTGCCTCCCGATGAACTCATGGACACGATCAAGGTCGATCTCAAGGAGCGCCTGGAGACGGCTTACGCGAATAAAAAACAGCTCGAGCGCAGGCTTAGCGAGTTGATCTCGCAACGCAATGCGATTAATAGTGAGCTGCTCGCGGTGGAGCGGCTACTGCGAGATTACGAGCCACTTATCAGGCTCGCTTCGTGGGGTAATTGACATGAACGCCTTCCACCTGAAACTCATGGACGCCGTGCGCGACGTGTTTGCCGCCGTTGGCGCCATGCTGATCACGCTCGGGGTCGCGGGGTAATTGATATGGACGACATCCATCAGAAAATCATGGACGCCGTGCGCTCCGTGATTGCCGCCGTTGGCGCCGTGCTGGTCACGCTCGGGATCGCGTCCCCGGAAGATGTCAATCACTGGCTTGCCACCGGAATGATGATCGCGGGTTCGATCGTGTCCCTCGGCGCGGCGGTTTGGCCTATTGTTCAACTTGTCTGGAAGCGCAAGTGATATCCTGGACCGCCATTCTGGTGGCCGTGGCGGCTATTGCCGCCGCGGCTATTTTCCTCTATACGCTAATCCGGTTATCCTACCGCGCGGGGAAGAGTGCCGCCGACGCGGAATTCGCGGCGCGGTACGCGAGGAATGAAGCCGATGCGAGCAAGCGTACGAGCGACGTGCTTGTGCAGCCTGTTACTGACGACGATCTTTCTGATCGCCTGCGAGGAGGTGAGTTCTAGGCTCGTTTGTCCTTCCCTTGTTCGCTATTCCATTCAGTCGCAGCAAGATTTGGACGTGGCGCTTCGCGCGTTGCGCAAGGACAATCTTGACCTGTATACCAAAATCGTTCCATATATTAAGGACTACGGCAAGTTGCGCGCGGCTTGCCGTGTGCTCTAGGCCCGGATGGCGTCCGTTATCAGCCCCGCTAGCGAGCGTGACCAGCTAAAAAGGATACACCATGGTAGACCCGGACCCGCGTCAATTGGAGATATTCGATGAAGGGCAAGGTGCCAATGCCCAAGAAAATGATGCCCAGCAAGAAGACGGGCAGCTCGAAGGGCAAGTCGGCCTCGAGGACGGTGAAGGCCGAGAGCATGGACTACGGCGCGATGGCGCCGAAGGGCATGAGGAAGAAGGGCAAGATGGGTTACTAGACCCTGAGCCGCGCCGCCGTTCCGACGCTTCCTATAGGTTCCAGCAGCTCGCGAACCAGACTTCGGAAGCGCAGCGCAAGGCGGACTTACTCGAGCAGGAGGTTAACCGGCTCCGGTACGAGCGCGAGCAGGAGCGCATGCAGCTCACGCGCCAGAGCGAGGAACAGCGCCTCGCCGAGATGGGTGAGTCCGAGCGGACTGCTTACATGCTCCAGAAATGGCAGCATGAGAACGAGCAGTTTCGCGCGCAGATGCACTTTCGCACGCTTTATGAGGAAGATCGATCTCAGTACCATACCAAGGCTGCGGCCGATCCCCGGATGAAGGCCAAGGCGCCCGAGGTGGAGAAGCTGTTCCAGGATCAGTTCCGTGGCGAGGCCATGCGCATCGGCCGCGAGACGATCTATGCTTACCTTCGCGGGATGGAGCTGATCGAGGCCGAGAAAGCGCAGTCGCGCAAGCCGAGGAAAGTCGCGGCGCCGTCGTTGCAGCGCCAGGAGACCCGCGCCCCGAACCCGCGAGGGAGCGTTGGTGGCGGGCAATATACCAGTCGCCCCGGGCAGGGCCGCAAGCCCGAGACGCACGAAGAACTCATGAAGCGGCTGGAGAACGTAAAGTTCTAACGGCCCCCTGGGCCTAGATTGAGGATGCGTCTATGCCCATCAATGTGCAGAGCCAGTTCTCGGCTGACATCGAGAACTTCATCGCTACCGAGACGCTGCGCAAGGCGCAGCGCCATCTTGTCGTCTACGCCTTCGGTGAACCCGTGAGCATGCCAGAGGGGCGCGGTCTCACGTATACGATGACTCGGTTTAATTACCTGCCGCTTCCCCAGGCACCCCTCGCCGAAGGCGTCCCGCCGCCTCTGCGGTCCATGACCATCGACCAGGTTTCCGCCGTCGTGCAGCAGTGGGGCGACGCGGTTGGACTTACCGACGTTGCCGAACTGACGATCAAGCATCCGCTTGTTCAGCAAGCCGAGGAACTGATCGGGCACCAGGTCGCGCAGACATTGGAGCGTAACACCTTCAATGGCCTAAACGCTGGCACCCAGGTCGCCTACGCGGGTTCGGTCGGCGCGCGCGCGTCGCTAACCGCGACGTCCTACCTGAACAAACACGACATCGAGCGGATTTATAGCCTGCTCGTGAAGAACGGCACGCCGTTCTACGAGGGCTACGAGGGCGAGACGGTCAAGATCGACCTCGCCGCGCAGGCTTCCAAGAACCGCAAGGCGCCCGTCGCGCCGCATCTCGTGGCGGTTTCGCACCCGTTCCCGCTTCAGGACCTCCGAGAGGAATCCTCGGTCGCGCAGGCGTGGTCTTACTCCGACATCAACCGGATCTATGACCACGAGGTCGGGCAGCTTAGCGGCGTCCGCTTCGTCCAGTCGAACATGGTCCCTAGTTGGACGGGCGTCGCCGCCATCACGGGCGTGGCGGGCACTTCGGGCAACCTCGCGACGGGAACCTATTACGTCCAGGTCACTGCCAGCGACGATCAGTTCCAGTTCGAGGAACGCATTTATCAGATTTCGGGCGGCATCGCCGTGACAGGCCCGAACGGCTCTATTTCGGTCACGCTTCCCGCGTTGCCCGGGTTCACGTTCAACGTCTACATCGCGCTCGACCCGATCACCTCCCCCGTGAACCTTGGCACTAGCCCGCAAGGGCCGCTTACGGGTTCCATGATTGGGCAGGCGACCCAGCTTGCTCCGGCCCAAACGGTTACCATCACCGGAATTGGCGCGCTTCAGACCCCGCCCGCCGCCCCCGCGACGGGTATCACGGTCTACCCCGTGTACATTTTCGGTAAATCGGCTTATGCCCAGGTGACGTTGGACGACGTGCGGACCGCCTTCATGGGCGACCCGACTAAATCGGACCCCCTGAACCAGCTCCGCCTCTTGTCGTGGAAGGTCTTTTACGGATTCTTCCTGAAGCAGCCGACGTTCATGGTGAGGCTCGAGACCACGGCCAGCAACACCGGCGCCTTCGCCTGATAAAACCGGGGGCGGCGCGAGCCGCCCTTTCAACGGAGACTTGATATGGCACTGGTTACACTCGGGACCGCCGCGACGACCACGTTGACCGCGCTCGAGTACAAGGGGGCGGCCACGACGGACGACGACGTCCGGGCGCTGTCCGCTCTCATTTTGAACGACCGGGCGGGCGAGTCCACGCCCACGTTCGCGCTTACCCAGACTGGGCTTTCCATCCCAAGGCGCGGGCTTATCAGGTTGATGCCCGGTGACTATATCGGGGTTGACGCGGCGACGGGCTGGCCCATCATTGTCAGCGCCGCCGCGGCGGCGGGCGCCGGCTACGTCCATTCATAGAAAGGTGATTCGTGGCGGAAGAAGCTGAAGACTTCGCCCTTCTTACGAAGGCGCAGAAGCAGGAAATCGATGAAGCGGCGGAACGCGCTTACGCGCAGGTCCGTATTGAGCAGGCAAAGGATCGGTACGCGCGCCACGCGCGCAAGCTCGTTCGCCAGAAGCTTTCTCCCGACGAGAAGCTTTGCGAGGTTCGTATCCTTCTTCCCTCGAGTGTCACGGACGCTTGCCCGTGGATTCAATTGGACGGTACGCGCTATTACACTGGTTACTCCTACAAGGTGAACCGCGCCGTGCGATCCGTGATCCAGGACCAGATTTACCGGGCCTGGGCGCAGGACGCCGTTTCCAAGGGAACGCGCAATGAGCGCGAGTATCGCCAGCGCATGGGGCTTATTCTGAGTGGATCAGGAACCGCCACAGGGGCTTTTAATGTCGGACGAAATTAAGGATATCGTGCTGCATATCGGGATGCGCGTTCCCCTGGGGAACTCGGAGATGACGTTCCAGACGGCGTTCCCGCGCGACACGGACGTTGCCGCGCTGAACGCCTATCTCGACCTGCTTGAGGGCCTCGCGGGGCGGCAATTGGCGAAGCAGAAGCTCGCCATGATGGAGATGCAGGCTGACGACACGGTTCGGAGGCTCGGCGCCGCGCGGGATGATTTGACGAAGCTCGTTCATACACCTCCTGGCGCCGCGCCGAAGAACCGGGGCGAGCAGCATAAGTTTGATACTCAGATCGTGCAGACTGAAGGCACGGTCAAGCATCTTCGTGAGGAACATGAGAAGCTTCAGGCGATGATCAGCTCACTCAAGAAAGTGGTGGGGCTTCCAAATGGCCTTGACAGCGGCGAACATCATAGCGCTGGCGGCGCAGCAGGCTAAGTGCCCCGGCTATATGGACCAGGCGGGGTTCTTGTTGAACTCCATCCTGGAGAATTTGTGCGGTGATCACGATCTGGTGGAGGCGCGTTCCCTCCATCAGTTTACGTTCAACGGCCCCACGGGCTCGAACGAAGGCCCCTATATTCTTCCCGACGACTATCTGCGCGTCATGCTCGATGGCGCGACGTACACCGTTGACGGGCTTCTTCAGGGGCTGATCCACGTCCGGATCGAGGAATACGACTGGCTTTCCCAGGTTCCGGGTATTGAGAATTTCCCGCGCTATCTTACGACACGCCGCGATCTGGCCCCGCCCCAGCTCTTTGTGTGGCCGCGCCCCATGGGCTCTTACCCCGTGCAGTTGCGCTATTTCCGGCGTATGCCTGACATCGTGAACCCGGCGCAGAGCACGGACGTCCCTTGGTTTCCGAATAGCAATTACCTCATTACGCGCCTCGCCGGCGAGTTGATGAAGCTCACGAACGACGATCGCGCGGGCGCATGGCTTAGCGACGCCCGGCCGGAGATGAACAACGGTATCATGGGCGCCGGGTACCTGCTGGCGCAGCACAAGCGCAGCCAGGACGACGTGCGCGGCGCGCCGCCCACGATCAAGCTCGACCGGCGGTTCTTTCGTCGAGGGCGGCGTTCGGGTCGGGATTGGGATTCCAAGTCCTCTTACCTTGGGAGCTAGACGTGACGCTGCGTGCTGTCCCCAGGTCGTTTTCACCCTTTGGGTTGAGCGACGCGCTGGACGAGGCGCGCGGTATCCCCGGCGCGTGCGCGCTTCTCAAGAACCTAATTCCCGATCCCGCGAATGCGAATACGTGGCAAGCGCGCCCCGCCGCCACGCTGCTCACTGACTTCGCAGGGTTCAACGCGCCGGGCTTTATTTCCGTCTTGCAGGTACGGGATGGCATCGCTTACGGACTGATTGATAGCGAGCGCAACCCTGGCAAGGACGAGCCGTTCGCCTACGACATCGCGGCGGGTGCCTTCCTGACGGTCTCCGGGATCACGGCGGGGAACACGCCCGCGACCGTGGCGGGGTTCAAGGACGACTATATCGCGCAGATGGGTTCCCGGCTCATCGTCACGCACCCGGGGTTCAGCGGCGCGGGCGGCGTGAACGCGGTTCAGACGCTCTCGATTACGGGGGGCCCTACGGGCGGGACCTTCACGCTCGTGTTCAAGGGGCAAACGACCGCGCCGATCAATTATAACGACTCGGCTGGCGCGGTTCAGACCGCGCTCCGCGCGCTCTCGACCGTCGGCACGCCCAATGTCGTCTGCGCCGGCGGCCCGCTCCCCGGTACACCTGTTACCATTACCTTCCAGGGACCGCTCGGTAAGCAGCCCCAGCCGCTTATCACGATCGGCGCGAACAGCCTGTCGGGAGGCACGACGCCCACCCCATCCGTGGCGAGCACGACGACCGGGCACCCCGATGCCTATTTCGGCGTTTTCGATATCTCGACGCCCGGAGCGCCGGTTTGGGACGCGACCAATACACTGGGCGTTCCCCTGCCCCTCATCCCCGTGGCGGCGGAACAGTTCATGGACCGTATTTGGTTCGCCGTGAACCCCACGAACGCGCCAGCTGGTACGTATTTTACCGACGCCGGCGTGCTCACGATCACGAGCGGCACCCAGGTTATAACCTACGGCGATAGCGTTCCTATTATTACGCTCCACGGCTTGCCGTTCAAGAACCAGGGCGGAGGTATCATCCAAAGCCTCATGGTGTTCAAGGGGTCTCCGGACGGCACCCATAATATCTACCAGGTGACGGGCGACGTTTCTCAATCGACGACGACGGACCTCGCGACGGGTTCGGTAACGACGCGGCTTGAAGTCGCGGGCATCACGGTCAACGCGCTGAACGTCCAGACGACAACGCTCTCGAGCGCGGGCGTGGCGACGAGCCCCAAGGGGCTTTTCTTCCTGTCGCCGGACGGCGTCCGCCTTATCAATCAGGAAGGCGTCGTCAGCGACCCTGTCGGGCAGAATGGCACCGGCGTCGCGTATCCTTTTATCGGCCTGCCGACGCCGGAGGAAGTCGCGATCAGCGCGAACGCGCGCGTTCTGCGGATCTCGTACCAGAATTTCCGCGAGGAAGGGGCTCCCTACCAGGAAGTCTGGTTTGACTTCGCCCTGGGGAAATGGTCGGGGCCGCACACGTTCCCCGCGAGCCTCATATCGAACTTTGGCGCATCCTTCGTGCTGGCGCCGCGTGGCGTTAACGCCGCGTTATATCGTTCGGACACGGAGCAGACCGTGACCTCGACGTTCGTCGAGAATGGCGAGCAGATGCAGTTCGAGTTGCGCACCGCGCCGATGCATGACCTTGGCGTCATGTCGCAGTTCTATCTTGCCGAGACCTCGGTTTGCATGTCATTCGGTGCCACGTCCAGCGTCACCCTCTCCGTGCTGGACGAGATTATGGGCATCGTCGGGCAGGCATCCTACGCCGTGGCATCGACCTCCACGTTTTGGGATCAGTTTAACTGGGACGAGGCGGTTTGGGATGGGGCGACTAGCGTTTACCGCCCACGCCAGATAAACTGGCCCCAGCCAGTCGTCTACCGACGCGCGCAATTGTCGATCGTCGGTGAGAACTCCAGTTTTCTCCGACTGGGCGACATCTTTCTCCGGGAGCAAAGTCTTGGATACTCGCAACAGATTGCTTAGCACGGCCGCTGTTGTCGCTTGCATGGCGGCTTCTCCCGTTCAGGCGCAGCTCGTCGGAACCTATCCGTATACGTTCGTACCGAACACACTCGCGTCGGCCGCGCAGGTTAACGCGAATTTCAACTATATCAAGTCGCAAGTGAACAGCAACGCGGCGGGAAGCGGCGTGAACGCGGACATTACCGCGCTGACTACTTTGTCCATTTCATCTACGCCCGCGCTTCGCTGGGCCGCCGATACTGGCGTTTTCTGGAATGGCACGGCCCTGGGGTTTGCTATCGCGGGCACCAGTCAATTTATCGTAACAACGACGACTATCAACGTCGCCAGCAAGCGCGTTATCAACGTTTCGACGCCCACGAGCAGCACGGACGCGGCCACGAAAGCCTACGTGGACGCCGGCGCGGTGCCGACGGGCGCCGTCATGCCCTTCCGGCTGGCTTCCTGCCCTTCGGGATGGGCGCCGCTGAACGGCTCCGGGGGCTATCCCGACTATCGGGGCCGGTTCGTCCGCTCACTGAACACGTCGGGAAGCGGCATTGACCCGAGCCGTACGCTGGGTTCTTTCCAGGATCATCAGGTGCAGACCCATACGCACGCGATCACGACGCCGAACGGGACAGTCGCCGCCTCGGGTGCCACCGTGAACGCGGGGCTCGCGGGGGGCACGTCTGGGGCTAATTCTGGCAATTCTGGCACCGAGACCCGCCCGACGAACGTCGCACTCCTGCTTTGCGAGAAGACCTAATGGAAGAATTGTCGGGGCCGTTTGACGTAACAGGGCTTGGCGCGAGGGTGAATGAACTCATTCGCCGCGACAACCGTTCCTTGGCCACGATCGGATCGCCTGATGAGCTGCTCGCCATGGAGCAGCTCCCCGGCGCGCAGGTTTTAGCTGTCACGACGGCTTGGGTAGGGGGCCGGCCTGTTCGGCAGTATTGGGATTGGCGGGACGACGCCCCGCCCGCTTGGGATTATACGGCCAAGGCTGTGGGCGCTGGTTATTGGGTGCAGACTTTTCCCGATGGCGTTATTCGGGTCGAGCAGGGGGGCGCGGTCTGTGATTACGATCGCGCGACCAAGACGCTTACGACGAACGATATCGAGGCGTTGAAGTGGCTCGTCCGTGCGTCGGCTTATTACCGCTTGCCCGGCGTTATTTCGTACCCGACCGGGATCGCTTTCAGCTCGGCTGCGGACGTTGTGGAGCTTCTCGATTTCGCGCATATCAAAACCGTGGGTGGAGGCGCGATCTGCTTCAACGCCGAGGCCGGCGTGCCGATGTTCTGGCAAGATGGTCGGACCCGTATTATTTTCGATTGCGAAATCTGCTTTGGCGGCGCGCTTGACCAGGCGCACTACCCGCATAGGTTGTTCCCTTCCCGGTTCCAAGACTTCTACCAGAATTATTACCCCCGCCCGGGTGTCGCGGAAGGCGGCGGCCCGGCCGCTATCGCGGGCGTCGCTCAGCTCGGTGGCAATGGCGGGTTGAGCACGCCGATTATTCTGTCGGCTGGTGGAAGTGATATTCTGATCAAGCCCCGTTTCACGTCGCTGACGAACACTGGGGCGGATGCCGACGCCGGTTCGTTTATTCGCAACGGGTGCGTTATCACGAACGGCCTGGCCGGGCAGGAGCCTAAGCACGTCGTTTACGAGCCGACTTTCGACGGGGTTATCATGGGGGGTAACGCCCATGATGCTTTTCTCCATGTACGGGGGGAAGTTATACGCGCGGGTTCGATCGGTCTATTGTCGGGGGAATCCGGGTCGCCCGCGAACGCGTCCCCCCACGTGTTCTACGCCACGACCGACACCGACGGCGTGGGGGCGCAGCAGGGTTGCCGCGCGCTGGAGATCGGCCCGCTCAAGGACCACGGCGGCTACTTTTATATACTCGACGGCGCGCATGCGACCGCGAAGTTCCGGGGTTGCGCGTTCGCGCATGTTCATGACATTGAGTCCTTCAACCCAGGCGGCGTGATACAAGGCGCGGCGGATCGCGTGCTCATCCACGACATTTACGCGCCCGCGATCGAATATGCGGTCTGCACGGCGAATAGTGGGCTGGGACTGAGCACCGCGCCTTTCCATCTCCAGGACGTGCCTTCTGGTACGCCGCTCACGACGATGGGCGGCATTATCCGGGACATTGATGCAACCATTATCGATGACGTGTCTAGCACGGCATCTGTATTCAACATCACGACCTCGATCGCGAACCTCCGGTGCGAGAACATTAAGCTAGAGATCGCGGCCTGGACGGGGGCGGCGCCTATCCTGGAGTTCGGGGACGTTGGCCTGGACGTGAATAATCTCGTCTGGAAGGGCACGCTTAAGATTCTTACGCCGCCCGCCGCGAACAAGACCCTCGTGCGGCTCGATGCCACGAACGCGCGGCGGAACGATATCGAGCTTTATCTTATCGGCTTCCCGAAGGACGTGCGCTATGCCGAGAATGTGAAGGACACGTCCTACGATAATTTCGCCACCTTCATCTTTGAGGATGGCACGATCAAGCGGTTCTTCCCCGGCTGCATGGTCGAGGTCGAGGAAACCCGCGTCTTTAATGTCGCGCTGACTGGCACCTCCGTGACGATCGCGGCGGCCGTGGCTGACGGTGAAACCCTTCTGGGCGTTACGTCCACCGTGCACGTCGCGATTACGGGTGCGGCGGGCTGGACGCTCGGCATCCTGGCGGGCGACGTGGATGCCTTCGGCGATAAGACCGCGACGGCTGTCGGGAGCAACACGACCTCCGCTGATTATACAGACGCTGGCGTGGCGGTAAACAAGGCTTATAACGCGTCCACGTCCCTTACCGTCGTGGCCAAGACTTCCAATTTCACGGGCGGCGTGCTTAATGTTTGCGTGCGCGTCAAGCGCTATGAGAAGACATTCGGCAATGACCTTGGGGGGTTGGCGTGATCCGTTGGTTGCTCGTGTTCTTCTTTCTGGGGGCGCCCGCTGCCGCGCAGCAGGTCTATCCGCCCGCGATCATCAGCGTCGCGCCGGGAGCGGAGCCCAATGCGGTATGCATCACGAACATGCGGCCTCCGAATATCCCGCAATGCGTGCCGATCGGCTATCTTTACGCGTCGCGGGGCCTCTTTGTCCCCGTGCCGTCCTCGCAGGGGCAGAATGACATTGTGCTTAAGGCCCTTTTCCCTCCCGCCGCGCCCCCGCTTAACACAGTGCGGCTCTACGTGACCGAGAGCGCGGGCCTCTGCTCGTTGAAGGTTCAGGATCCGGGCGGGAACACGTACACGATTATCAGCGGGATGGACTGCACGCCATGACGGACTTCGACGACATAGCGCGGACGCTGGCTATCCTGGACCGCGCGGACATCGCGAACTGGACGATTCGGCATAGCAGGTTCCAGACGCTGAACGGCGGCGTCTGGGTCTCGGGCTCCGGAACGGGGCGGGTCGCGGACGCGGCGGGGCAGCTTTTCGTACCCGACACCGCGCGGGCGCGGCCTGTACCTTTCATCACGGACTATGGCACGGCGGCGAGTTGGAGCACGGCGGCCGCCGACGCCCGCGCCGCGACGCCCCACGGGTTGCTTGCGCTCGACCGCCCTATCGAGAACGGGTTCGGTGTCCAAGTGGCGGGGTCCGCGTTTGGGAGCGGGCAGCTCGCGCAGGCTATTGCCCTCGGATACCAGGCTGGTAGCCAAGCATCGCCAATCACGGAGCCCGCCCCCGTGATGATGGTTGAGAAGGCCACGGCTAGCGCGCTTTCGGTGGTGGACCCGAAATGGGAGCGCGCGTTCGAGGTCAATACGACGCGGTACGCGGGCGACGGGCGTAGTGTCGCTGGTACATTTTATGTTCGCGATCAGTTCGGCGCGACCGAGAGCATAGGCGGGCACTTGCGCGCCGAAGTCATGTTCGGCGCGACCGCTAATGCTGTTTTCGGGGGTTGGTCCGAGGCTTTGGTCCGCGTGGGCTGTACGACCGCTAGTGTTGTCGGTCACGAGATTGATGTCGCCAACCAGGAAGTCGATAAAGGCTGGCAATCCCGTCCGTCCAGCGCGGGGCGCCACGTCGGCATCCTGCTCAATAACGACGGCTCGACCTCTTTCCCTAGCACGGCGGGCATATGGATCGTAAGGAGCACTAATAGTCAGAATCCCGGATCGCCGGGCGGATGGTGGACAAGCATCCTGATCGATCGCAATTCATCGCCGCCGAGTGTCGCGGGGGATGGCGAGGCGATCCGCGTACTCGGTGGCACGACGAGCGGGCAGCGCTACGGCGGCTTGGCGTTCGGCGATTCCGCGACTGGGGATGCTGACCATTTCGACTACGGGGTACGGTTGAAGGACGCGACCATCGGGGATAACGCGGGCCTCTGGCTCGGAATCGCGCACCGCATCGTCTGGGGGCCGGATAAGGCCACGGGGCGCTATATCTCGCTTGAGAGCGATGACCGGCTGTTTCTAGGTGGGCACGACTCCGGGCGTAATGTCTGGCCGGTCTTCAACGCCAAGGCGACGGCTCCGACGCTAACGGCGAACGGGCAGGTGTCCGTCGCGGCTGTGAGCAACACGCAACTGGTCTTCTACCACCGTGGCACCGATGGGGTTACGCGCTCCGCTACTCTTACCTTGGCTTGACCATGAGTTTCCGCGAGATCATAGGCCAGTTTACGCTTGAAATTATCGTTCAGGAGTTCAACTCGCTGATCCGCGAGCTGCGCGCCCAGTTCCGCGCGGTGACGGCCTACCTTGGCGGGTCCATTAATGTCGTGGCCTTCGGCGGCGTGGAGCCCGGCGGCGGTCTTACCGAGGCGCTGGAGACCCTCGCGGCGCTTCCCGATGAGCGGCTTGATCTGTTCATCCCGGCCGGGACTTGGGTTCTTCCGAGCCTCATTACTTTCACCGACAAGCGGCTGCGTATTAGCGGCGCTGGGCGGGACATGACCGTCATCCAGACGACCACGGACGCGGCGGGTATTCTGTTCATCGATACGAACAATAGCGTCACGGACCCGCGTAAGTTCGAGATGCGGTCCTTGACGATCCTCAAGGGCAACACGACCACGCCGGGCAATGGAGGCGTGCCGATCGAGGGCCGGTGGGGTTATACGGGCTATGTGTCGTCCGTCCCCCGCGCGACGTTCACCGACATATCAGTTCTCGGGCTGGAAGCCTCTAAATACTTCGACAAGGGCATCCGCCTGGTAGACGGCGGCATGGTGACGTTCAACCGCGTCAACCTGCTCAATGTCGGCCTGGGGGCGTTCGATAACGACGTGACCCGCTCGGCTTGCTCGCTTGAGATTGTCAAGCAGAACGCATCTGGCATGAGCCAGTTCTACGTCAACTCCTGTTCCTGGGGGCTATCGAATACGGTTATCCAGCTCACGCACGCGGCATCCCCGACTGGCCCCATCGAGGGGATTTACTTGTCGGGCGCCTGCGAGTTCGGCGGGCGGCACCTTTTCCTGGACGACAACACGACCAAGGACACGAACCATGTCGTCAACGTGGTCGAGCTTGTCGGCGTTCACGCGCAGATATCCAAATCCCTCATTAAGAGCGCGGGGGTTTGGTCAAGCTTGATGATCGATAGTTGCCAGTTCACGTTCGGTCAGTTCGATGACCCCTCCCCCGTGCTCGACGGGGGGCTCGATTTCCGGGGCGGCCGTATTCAAGTTTGCCACATCATCGGGGGGCGCGGCTTCAACAATACGCCCGACGCCGTTCCCTTCATCAGGTTGCCCACCTCCGCCGACGTGAACCGCGTGCGCGTCGATGACATCTGCGTGGACGGCGCATGGGGCGCCGTGCTCGATCAACAAGGAACGCAATCGACTGATACGGCGACGCAGGTCTATCTGGGGCCGGGGATTCAGCGGGGTTCGTCCCCGGCGGGTCTCCCCGTGCCGCTCATGGCGGGGCATTCGAATATCCAGCAGGGCGCGGGGCTTCAGCCCGCTCGCGTGATCTTCAATCTGTCGCCAGCGGTCTCGCTTACCGGGACCACGGCGGAGACCGCGCTCGCGACGATCACAATTCCGCGAGGGGCCATGGGTCCCAATGGCGCGGTGCGCGTCAAGCTATTAGCTACGACGAACGATGGAACGGACACGCGGACCTTGCGTTACCGTTGGGGCGGCATCGGTGGGACTACTATGCGAACCGTGTCCTTCAGTACCTTCATTACGCTCGTGGACGAGTTCGAGGTGTTCAATCGTAACAACGCGGCGTCGCAGCTTGCGACCGGAGCCCTCGCCCCTGGGGGTTTTGGCCTCTCGGCTTCGAATGGCGTTGGCGGCACCGTGGACACGGACGCGGCGACGGTTGGCCTCGTGGTCACGGGGGAGTTGTCCAACGCGGCGGATACGATGGTGCTGCGCTATTGCAGGGTTGAGCTATTTTATGGAGCCTGAGTTGAAGATTACCGGCAGCACGCTCGTTCGATACGCCGTTCCCCGTCCCATCGGGGACGACGGCTTACAGGCCGGTCTCGTTTCGCGCGGCGGGAAGGTTCACCTTTCGCGCCCGGACGGGACCGAGTTTATCTTGACTTTCGAGGAATTAGTTCATCTCATGCGCTGGAAGACGGCGCTCGATATTCGGATAGCGGCGGACGGGTGATCCATGCAGCGCACGTACCTTAACCAGACCGGCACCGTACAGATCGCGTTAGGCGCGGGCACGCTCGCCACGATCTGCATTCTCTCCGATAGCGCCGCCGTGACTTTCCACGACGCGGCTACCACGGGGGCGGCGGCGGCGGGCAATCGCCTTTGCGTCGTGCAGACTGGGGCGTCGCCCGCGAACGCGATGGATCGGATCGCGCTACCCTTCATGCAGTTCTCCAATGGCCTCGTCATGGTGGCGGGGGGCGCGACAGTGTCCGTCGCGGTTGAGCCAGTATTGGGGTAAGCATGGACCGCAGGCGGAGATTCGCGCGCCATACCGGCTTCTCGACGGGTTCGGCGCTTCCAGCATCCATCACGCAGATAGGATCCCGCGTTAATATTGCTGTCAGTAAAATCACGACAACATCCACCACGGCCAATCGCGCGGTAAAGGTGGCCTTTCGCAACGGCCGGAAAGCCATGAAGGACATCCGGCTTGTTTACGCGAATTTTTATCATAACTTCTCTGGGGCGGAATTAACCGACGTCGGGACCGCCGCCGTACGAGGTTCGTTTGAGCTAGTGAGCGGGGGCGGCCGCCTGGAGCCGACGTGGGGCGGGGCGCCGGGATACGTGAGCATCCCAGCCGCCGGGATCGCCATATCCGATCCTATCCCCGCCGCGACGTGTGGCGCTTTCGCCGAGTTTTTTGTCCATACGCTCTGGACCGTGACGGCGACGGAAGGCGCCCCCACGTCATCCTATTACCTCTCCGCCGCGCGAAGCGAGGGTTTTTCACAGAGCGCGACCCTTTCCACCGTCGAGGATGTTTTCACGGGGGCTTCCGCGTACGGCAGTCCGACGGGACTTAATAGCGTGGGTCCAGTCGGCATTCTAGGCACCCCCGTCGATGGGAGCCCCGTGGAGTGCGTGTTTCTGCTCGGGGATAGCATCGGCTATGGCGCAGCCGAGGTGGTAACCGAAGGCGACACCTACGGTAATCGCGGCTATGTCGCGCGCGGGTTTGGCTCGGAAGGCTATTATCTCTGGAACATGGCCCGGCCCGGCGCGACGATCGCCAGCGTGCGTGTTGGTAACTCTCCGGTTAAGCTCGCGTTGTTCCAGGACTACGCCTCGCATTTGCTCTATGAGCTCGGCGAGAACTCACTCGGTGTCGGCAATGTGCTGACGGATTGGGAGTCCGCCGTAACGGACTGGAAGGCGGCGAGAGCTGGGGCTAAGGCGGTTGCGTCGAAAGTCCTATGTAAGACGAGTTCGACCGATTCTTGGGCGACCGAGGCCAACCAAACCGTCGCGGCCAACGATCAATACGTGGCTACGATAACGACCGGTAAGCCACGGTTCAACCTTAGGTTGGCGATCGATGACCTGATTACGTCCGGCCTTCTCGAAGGCGCGGTTGACGCGCTGCCCTATGTCAAGGAGCCCGGGACAGAGGACAAGTGGATAACGACCGGAGCCGCGAACTATGCCACTTCGGACGGGCTACACCCTTCGGAGGCCACGCACACGCTTGGGGCGCAAGCGACGATCGACGCGATTAATCTAGGTCTGTTCGATCCCTAGGACGCGTTGCGAAGTCGCTCGGTATACGCTAGGCTTCGCGCATCTCACGGAAAGGAGATGCACCCGTGCTCAATATCGTCAATGAAGTCAATAACCCCCCGACTAATACAGGCCTCAAGAACGATCTGAGGTTCGAGATCAACAACGGCGTCGATGGCCGCATCGCGACCCGCGTCAGCCTGACCACGAGTGGCACCGGCGCCAACGTCGTGCTCAGGCACACCCTCTCCGCCGGTACGCTGACCAAGGTCGGGCAGGGTTTCGTGCTCCGTGTCTGGGGGGTGAACTCCGCCGACGCGAACGCCAAGACCCTCACGCTCAACTGGGGCTCGCAGAACGTTACCGCCGTCGTGACGGCCAGCGGCGCGCTTTGGTATGCCGAGTTCAATATCGTCAAGTCGGGTGCTAATACGCAGGAGGTCATGTCGTTCGGTCAGCAAGGCACGACCACGATCGCCGTGACCCGGCTCGCTGGCACGCGGACGGATACGGCGGATATCCTCATCAACCTGACCGCGACCGCCGCCACGGCGGGGACCATGACCATCTACGCGGCGCAACTCGAGCAGGTGCGATAATGAAGAAAGCTCTCTTTAGCGAGCCGTCCAACAGGGGCGAGCTCGCCGGTGACTTTACCTGGACTGGCGAAGGCCAGATCAAGGGCGGCGGCGCCAAAATGTGCGGTGATTACCCGAACATGGGCACTGGCAGCGACAAGAAGCGCACGGGTGCCGCGCCGACCCCGAAAAGCCTGGGGCCGCGCCGGAAAGGCTGACGATGGCCGTTACCTATGCGTGGGAGAGCTTCCATGACGGCTGCATGGAGGCTCTCCCCATCATGCGCAGGCACTTCGAGGAAGTGCAGAATTGGCGGGCCGAACACCCCTTCGATCCGCAATGGCCCTATTACTTCCAATGCGAGAACGCGGGGCTCTACCACGTGCTGGTCGCCCGCGATAACGGAAAAATGATTGGATATTGCGGCATATTCGCCACACCTATGCTGCATACACAGCGCTGTATCCGCGCCCGCACGGACAGCTATTACGTGGACCCCGCCTACCGGGGGCAGGGCGTGGCGACGGCGATGTTCCGCGAGGTTGAGCGCAAGGCTCGCGAGCTTGGGGTTCACCGGCTGGAGATCATCCCCAAGGTTCTAGGGGATAAGCCGACCTTCGATCCCCGTGCGTTCGATCCCGAGTACCAGTTCATCGAGGCTACGTTCGGGAAGGTGCTGAAATGATGGAGTTCGCGGCGGGCGCCGTTTTTGGCGTTTACGTGGTTATCATTGTTTGCGCGGCCGCTGACTGGATCGATAGGAGTACCTATAATGGCTAAATGGAAGTTCGAGATCGCGTATACGGTCGAGGCTGACACCCTACAATCCGCGTTCGGCGCGCTCTTTATCCAACTAGGCCGCGCGCTCGTGGAAACGGACACTGAAAACCCCGTCAATGAGCATGCGCTTCGCGTCGAGATCTCGGAGATCATCTCCGTCGGCTCCCTGGGCGATGATGACTCTCTAACCGAGGACGACGCTGATGTTCTGCATTAGCCTACTTCTCTTCGCCGCGGCATCGTTCGCCGCGCTTTTCTTCATGTACCTCCGCGCCGGAGACAACCGCGATGGCTGACCAGGAGCCCCGCCCCCCGATCTACCCGGCGGAATGGCTGGATGAACGCCTTACGCCGGCGAGCCCCCCGCCTGATCATGAGCTGCAAGACGGCATGAGGGCGCATTTCGAGCGGCAGCCGACCGACTGGAAAACGGCGAAGGCCGCCGACCGAGAGCCCTTCGACTACCGAGACTTCTTGAGCAAATGGGCGCGCCATATGGAGGGCAGTAAGTGAGCCGCTCCGACGAGATTCGCGCGCGCGTCCACGTCGTGTGCTGGGTGCTCGGCTTCTGGATCGCGGCGCTGACCGAGGGCCTCGCGGGTGGCGCGACGTGGATGTTCGCGTCCGCGCTGGCCTATTGTCTCTACTCGGTTATCATGGAAGGCGAACCATGGTTCAAGTCCTCGCGATAGTCTGCGCCCTCGCCACCCCGTGCGACTTGAAGCGTTCGATATGGAACCAGACAGCGCTTGGCATGGGGCAGACGGCGCGGGAACTCTGCGCGGAGCTTAGGAAAATGGCCCCTAAGGGCCATTTCCGCTGCATGGCGCGGAGCATCGACGAACGCTCAGTCTTTCCAGTCGAACCACCCAAGCCGAGCGAGCGCGGAATTGATTCTCATCGCGGGGTGTCCTATCGTATAATTGTGTCGCCGTGCTAGACTCTATCCAGCATTAGAGTCTATAGCTAGGATTAACCGGGGCCAGCGTCAATGGGCGGATCAAGCGGCGGCGGCGGCGGGGCCTCGACTCCCTTCCCGACCTACCAGCACTCCAATATGGGAAGCGCGGACTATAACGCGACGGCCGCGACCAACACGCTCGCCGCCGACAAAGGTCTGTACAATATCTACCAGCAGGCCAACCAGTCGCTCGGTTATATTCCCCAATCGCCCAGCGGTTATAACCCCCAGCAGGCCGTGCAGCAGGGGCAGAATGTTCTCGACGCATCGCAGGCCCTGCCGCTCTATGGGATGCGGATCGCGGACCTCGCGCTCGACCCGCAGAACGCGACTTACAATTCGCTCCAGCGGCAGGCGCTTGACCAGACGCGGAGCCGATTATCGCAGTCCGGGCTCGCGAACACGCCCTACGGAGCGGGTATCGAAGGCGCGAACCAGGCCAGCCTCGCGACCAATTGGGAGAATAATAAGCTGAACCGCGCGCTTCAAGGCGGGCAGGCGATCAGCGAACTCACGGGACGCTACGGCGACGTGAGCCGGGAGGGCATCGGCTTGCAGGCCTCCGCCCCGCTGATGCAGATGCAGGTCAGCCAAGGGCTCAGCGGACTTTATGGGAACTTTCTTGGCCAGCAGCAGCAGGCTATCGACAACTGGCTGCGCTATCTCGGACAGGGCTCGCAGGCTAACGCCGTTGGCGTCCAGGCTCAATCGGCGGCGGATAGCTCGAACCTTCAGGCCCGCCAGCTAGAACAGCAACGCCAGCAGCAGCAGACGCAAAACATTATGCAGGGCGTCGGCATGCTGGGTGGACTCATGGGGAAATAAATTGGATACATCCGACTTAATTAAGGCGCGCGGCGCGTTCTACGGTCCTTTCGAGGGGCATGCCGAGAAAACCCAGATCATCAAGACCACCCTCTCGAAGCCCGCGCCCCCCGTGATCCGCGAGGGGTACGACATGATCGCTCATAAGCTAGGGCGGATCGCCAATGGCGACCCGTCTTATATCGATAGCTGGGACGACATCGCGGGTTATGCTAAGCTAGTCGCGGATTGGTTGCGGGAGCAGAAGGAATGGGTTCCACCGGCATCATGAACAACCCTCTGACGCAGCAACTCTTGACGCCGAGTCAGGCGCCTGAGACGCGGCCGGAGGCGCGCGCCCAGACCTACTTGCAGCCTGGGCAACAGCAGGACATTAAACAGAACGCCATGAACCGCATGGTCGCGTCCGCCAACGCGCCGAACCCCGGCGGATCGAACGCGTATGGGGGCGGGGCCGGTCCCGACTATTTCAGCGGCAATAGCCTTATGGGGCAGCGAGGCGGCGGCATGGGCGGCGGCGGGCTGTGGCAGCCCGGCCAGGGCGGTCAAGGCGGGAACCCGAACAGTATCGAGGCGCTTTCCGCTGGCTTCGGCAGCCCGACCGATCTGGGCTTCTACGGCGGACCCAGCGGGGGCCGCCTTCCGTGGACCAGCCTTTATCAGTCCTTCGACCCGCGCTTGAACTATGGCGGTCCTGGTCCGTACCAGGCACCGAATATACAGCACCCGCTGCTCGGCTTACTCGGGCAGTACCTAGGGCAGCAACCCGGGCAGTCCGCCCCGGCGACGCAGCTCACGAATGCACCGCCAGCGCGGTAGGAGCGAACATGCATGGGAGGCGTCATTGACCCTATCCGCCCTCCGGATCGCCTTGGAGGTTCTCCTGGCCCTGTCGGTCCTGGTGGTCCTATCGGTCGTGGGATGGGGGGCGCTCCTTTTCCTTCTTCTCTCCCTCCTTCGGGGCCTGATCTGAATGGGATGGGAACGCTTCCTCCGGGCGGCGCTGACCGCCTTCTTCCTTCCGGCCTTGGTGCTGATAATCGGCTTTTGCGCGACCCTAACGCTCTCGTGGGCCGTAATCCGATGGATATGGCGGGCCTAAGCCCGCCCCAGCCGGCCAAAACTCCGCTCGACCCCGGCCGTGGCGTCCCGACCGTCGCGCGATATGTCCAAGAGTCGGCGCGCCGCCGTGGCGTTGACCCGAACTTTGGTCTCGGCATCGCCCGCTACGAGGGCTTGAACCCGAACACGCTGAGCGCGCCTGACTACGGCAACCCCGACAGAGGCGGCCAGGCATTCGGCCCGTTCCAGCTCCACTCGAAATACATGGGGCGCGATTTCGAGAAGAAGTTCGGCGAGAAACCGTCGGCTTCAAACTGGCAAAAGCAAGTTGACTTCTCGATGGACGCGATCGCGGCGGGTAAAAGCAACCGCTGGTACGCGGTCCGCGACCAAGGCGGCCCCGCCGCGATCACGCGCAAGGGCGCTGAGTACGCCAAAACCCTCGATACACCCACTCCCGGCTCGATAGAGGTTAAGGGGAACGCTACCGCGCTTCCCGCCAATTACCAGATCCCCGCGCGGGGCACGCCCCAGGACCTCGGGCAAACCGCCGTGCGCTCGCACGGCGGGATCGATAAGGCGACGGACGCCATTATGGGCCTTAGCGGCAAACACGAAATTGTGAACAGAAATGAGCTTAAGGACTTCCTGAAGACGGGCGGCGTTAACCTCGACCCGCAAACGACAGCGTGGTGCGCGGCCCTCGTGACGGCGAGCTTGCAGTCGCAAGGCATCCCAGGCGCGGGCAACGTGGCGACAAGCTTCGCCACCTGGGGAAGCCCCGTGCGAGGCCTCGCCCAGAAGGGCGACGTGCTCGTGAGCTTGCGGTCCCGGTTCGACGGGCAGCCGCTGACGCCTGGGCAAGTCGGGGGGCACGTTGGCGTCGCCACGGGCCGTTCGCGACCCGACGGCGCGGTCGAGATGATATCCGGCAACCGTGGCAATAAAGTCACGACCGAGTGGGTTGACCCTAATACGTTCACCGCGCGCCGGTGGGACGGCGCGGCGGAAAGGCGGCAGGGCGGCAAGTTCGAAGGTAGCGCGGGCCCTAGCACGACCGAGCGAGTTCGCCGCGCCTCAGTGGATGACCTGTTCCGCGATCCTAGTCTTCTAGGCCCGCTTGGTTCAGGGGATACAAAACGCGCGCCCTATGATTTCGATGGTGAATTGAGTAAAATCCTCCAGATGAGCCAACCCACAAAGGGCAAGCAGCAGGCCCAGGGTGGGGGCGGCAAGAAAGGCGGGGGCAAGCCTCCCGCCACGCCGAAGGTTCATGATATACCGGGCGCGCGCATGCCGAGCCTTATCCAGGGTAACTGGTACGTGCCAAGGCCCAAGGGCATCCCATCGACTTGGAAAACGTAAATGGCCGGGACCCCGCTTGAACAGATATTCTCGCCGCAACAACCCGCTGGCGGCCCGCAACAACCCGCTGGCGGCCCGCAACGCATGCCCACGGGGTATCAGTCCTACCAGGGCGTGAATGGCGGCAGGGAGACGATCGGCAACCCGCACGCCCCGCAAGGACAGACGGACCCGGTACGCTACGGACAATACGAACTCCCGCAATCACTCCCCCCCGTGCAGCGCGAGGTCCCGCGCGGGCGCGGGCTTATAGGCGGCATGCTCCAGCCGGGCGGGTATGAGACGGACCCGACCGCCACGCAGCTCCGGGATCTTCAGTACAACATGCTGCGCGAGCGGGTCCGTAAGGAAACGGGCGCGGAGGACGCCGCGCGCCAGGGCGCGGAAGCACGGGTTGGGCTGGCCCGGCAAGTCACCGGCGCGGGAGGTGGTCCGTCGCCGCTTTCGCCCGAGTATGGCCAGGCGCCTCAACTCGGCATGGGGGCGATCGACCTGGGGACGATCGTGGGGCAAGTCGCCGGGATGGACATAGCGCCGGAGGAGAAGGTCAAGCTTATCGACCAGTACTCCGCCTACGCCCGCGAGGACCAGAAACAAGCGTGGGAACGCGCCAAGTTCAATCAGCAGCAGGGCACCGCGCAAGGCCAGCTCGACGTGCAGCGGCAGGCGGAGGCCCGCCAGGGGCGCGGGCAGGCGTTCGACGAGTATAAATTCGGCCGGCAGCAAGGGCTCGAGGAACGCAAGTTCTCGGCGCAGGAGGCGCGGACCGCGACCCGCGCGCCGACGGATGAAGAGCGTAAGTTCCTACCAGAGGGTACGGCCTTCCTGATCGACGGCATGCCATACGGCAAGAACGGCACGATCCTGGCGCAAAAGCCAGCTTCAACGCAGGTCACGACGAACGTTCTGCCCGGCGAGAAAGCAGAGGACGCCGAACGCGGCAAGCTCGCCGCGCAGGATGAGAAAACGTTCATGGACAGCGCGCGTACGGCGCCGGATACCCGGTATCGCATCCAAACGGCGCGCGCGCTCCTGGAGGAAATGAACACGGGGCCGCTCGCGCCTCGCCTTCAGACCGTGCAGGGCGTGCTCCAAGAGTTCGGCTTGCCCGCGAATTGGATACCAGGGCTAAAGCCCAATCAGGCGACGAACGCGGGCGCGGTGGAGACGATCGTCAACCGCATGCTTATCGATGAGACAGGCGGCCTCGGCAGGCAGATTTCCGACGGTGATCGCGCGTTCTATGAGCGGATGTACCCGAACGCCCGCCATCTCCCGGGCGCGAATATGATGGCCCTCGACATGATGGAGGCGGCACAGGCCCGCAAGGAAGCCGCCTACTCGGAATGGATCGCCTTCCGGCGCTACCAAAAGGGACAAGGCCGCGAGCCCCGGTGGAATGATTTCCAGGATCAGTTCTTTGAGCGTTATAAGGATAAGGATGCATTCGGCGAAGTCCGCGCCAAGTACGAAGCCGGCGCCTACGGAGACCCGAACACGCCCCGCCCAAACGGTGGAGGCGGGGCGGAGCCCCCCGTGGTCAACGACCCGGCCGAAGCGCGCAAGCTTCCTCCGGGAACTGAGTTCGTGACGCCCGACGGGCGCCGCATGCGCGTGCCAGGGGGGTAAACATGGCTAAAAAAGACCCGTGGGCCGGGTTCGAGGAAGTTCCTTCCGAGGACTGGCGGGGATTCGAGCCGGCCCAGGCCGGCGCGGGGCAGCAGTCCTGGGCGGGCTGGGGCGCCGATATCGGTAAGTCGGCCATCTCCGGGCTCGGGCAGGGCGTCGCGGGCCTTGCGTCTCTGCCGCGCACGCTTCAGGACGCTGTTGGCGCGGGCTTCGACATGGCGGGCGCCCCGCCCGTCGCGACCTCGCCGAACCCAATCGGCCTGCCGTCCTATGGCGATATCACGCAAGGCATCGGCGCCGACTACGAACCCAAGAGCCAGACTGGGCGCTACGCCCAGACGGCCGCCAGCTTCCTGCCCAGCGCCGCGATCGGCCCAGCGGCGGGCCTCGGTGGGCGGGCCGCCATGGCGGGCGCGGCGGGGCTCGCCTCCGAAGGCGCTGGGCAGGCAGCCGAGGGCCTGGGCGCGGGCCCCGCGGGGCAGACCGCCGCGAGGATCGGGGCCTCGCTCGCCACGCCGAGCGCCATCCGTGGCGTGGGGCGCGCGATCACGCCCTTCCCCCGCGACCCGAACGCTCCCACGGCGGTCGCGCGCCAGATGCGGGCATCCGACAAGCTGAAGGACGCGGGCTACCCCGTAAGCGCGGGCGAGCGCACGGGGAGCCCGAAACTGCAAGCCATGGAGACCAAGGCGGCGGGCACGGCCGAAGGCTCCGTGCTCTCCCGCGCGATCGCCCGCGAAGAGAAGTTCACGGCGGACGTGATGAAGCGCCTCGACCCGTCCATGACGCACGCGACGCCCGAGAATATCAAGATGGTGGAAGATAGCCTGCGGCAAGCGGCGAAAGAGTCCACTAAGGGCGTCATCCTGCGGACCAATCCCGCGCTCCGGCGCGACGTGGCCGCTATCGCGGAACGGTATAATCAAGGCGCGCAGCTGCGGCTTTCAGGAGCGTCCTCGCGCCTCGAGGTCAACAAAGCCGCCGAAACGCTGCATTCGGTTGTCGAGCAGCCGTGGAAGGATGTCAACAATTGGCGCGACTTTCTCACGGAGAGCGCGTTCAAGTATCGGGGCAGCGATAAAGCGGCGTCACGCGCGTTCTACGGGTTGCGCGACGCGCTCGACCGCGCATTGATCAAGTCAGCCCGCGAACAGGGCAAGGGCAACATCCCCGCCTTCCTGAAGACGAAGGACGACTGGCACCTTCTCGAGGACGTGCGGCGCAGCGCCAATGAGTTCACGGGGCGCGTTGACCCGACGAAGTTCAACCAGCGCCTGACGAAGTTCGCGCCGAAGCCAGGCAGTTCCCGCGACTTCGCGGACCTGCCCCAGTCGATGATCGACGCGCTAAGCCGCAAGCCGAATAACATCCCCGCCACGAAAAGCCACAGCATGCTGCCTTATCTTGGCGGTACGGCGGGCGCCGCGGTCGGCGGCGGCATGGCACCGGGTATTGGGCACATAGCTGGTTATTTCGCGGGGCAGTCGGCGACCCGGCAGGCGCTCGACGCGATCCCCCGCCTGGGCATGAGCGGCCCCATGCAGGGCTATCTTGGCAACCAGCTCATTCCGCGCGGACCGGAAGCCGGCTTAACCGACTTCCTGCGCGCGGGAACGCGAGCGCGCCAGGCGGGCGAGCAATGAGCGGCCCGATCAAGCGCACGGGGGCGCCTCTTATCTTCGACATGCCCCCGCCGCGCCAAGCGGCCGAGGACATGCCCCCGCCGCGCCAGGCGGCCGAGGACCCCGCCGCGCCGCTCAAGGAGCTCCCGATCAATGCCGCGATCGGCGCCTTGGAGGATATCATCAGTACGGACTGGCCCTCCATGGATGAGGAGTGGCAGAAAAAGGCGAAGGTGAAGCTCCAGGCTATTCAAATCGCGCTGACGACGGCGACGCGCGTGGATGCGACCTCCATACAGAAACAGCGGACCGACCTAGCGGAAGACATGTTCCAGTCAATGCTTGATATGAAAGCCGAGCTGGCGGCGCGCGTCATAGATCACGACGGAATGGAATAACCTTATCGTCCTCGATATCCACGCCGCCCACGGGTACTAGGACCGCCACATCCGCGAAGGCCGGCACGGCTAATCCATCAGCCTGACCCAGGTTACGGCGCTGCTTGCTCTTCACAATCCGGTTGGACGCCTCGAGCGCCTCGCGCGTCTCGCGCACGTTTGACCCGCGAGAGCGCAGGTAATGATCGAAATCATGGTGGTCGAAGACCGCTATCTGCTTCACCCTGTCGAGGAAACCGACAAGCTGGTTGTTGCGGCGCAGCGAGACCTTCCCATTGCCGGGCTGGAACACGCTGTCGCGCTGCACGGCGGATTGTATGTAGCTCTCGAGAAGCGCGGCGGGCTCCAGTGCCTCTTCCGCCTTGGCCAGCTCCGCCGCGTTCACCTCGCTCGCGCGGAGGGCCTCCATGAGCACGCTCTCTAGCCGGTCGGCGTCGATCGGAAGCCAACCCTCGGCATCCATGATTTCGCCCATGACGCGGATAACGGACAAGGCGCGCATCTGAAAGCGCTTATCCGCGCCGGTGGCGCTGATATAGCCCGCGTAAACCTCCTTAAGCCTGGCAACGGCGGCGTCCCGGTTCGCCTTGATGGACAGATAACGGGCAATCGCGCGCCCGATATGGCCGCCGTTCGCCTCGAAGTCTTCCTTCGTGAAGGGAGCCCACCCCAGCATGCCCGACGTGATCTTCTTCTGGCAATTGAACTCGATGATCCGTTGCGCCTGCGCCGCCCCTTCCTCCGTGCCAACCAGCACGCCGATTTTCGACTTGTTACCCGCCATGAACAGCGCGGTTGACCAGCCGCTTTGCGCCGCGACGGGCTTCCCCTTCGTCCCGAGCCTCCCTCTTTCCGTGCCATCCGTGAAAGCCTGAAGTATGGACACCAAGGGCGTTTGAGTTGACTGGTTCTTTCCTTGCGACTCGGGCGTACTCTTGGCTTCGTCCCAGGTGACGGGAAGGTGGCGCAGGACCGCCAGCGTATAAAACCGATGGTGATCCGTGGCGGATGAACCCAGGGCAATGCACCCGGCTTCGCCCCAGACGGACGCGGCCGCCGATAAGGCCGTGGACTTGCCTGACCCGCTCACGTGGCCAAAATAGGATAGGACGAAACCGCCTTCCTTCCCCCATACCCGCGAGATGAGCGGAGCACCCGCGCTCGCGAGCAGCGCCGCCAGGAAGGGCTCTAACCCTGGGTGACAAAGCCGGGCGGCGGTTTCGCGCCATTTCTCCAGTGTACCCACGGGGGCTAAAAGCTGTCCGCGCGCCTCGGTGTCAATGGTCAACTTCGCCGGCTCAACGCGGCCTTCCGCGTAAACGTACTCGCCGAGCACGAAGGCGTCGTCTTTCGTCCAGCCGAATCGATCATGCACGCGGGTTACTCTCCCCAAGCCCTGTAGATGCACGAACGCCACCTCCAGGTAGCGCTTCAGCGCGGCGTTGCTGGCCTGGCATAACGCCCGCCCCGTGTACTCCCGCACGAATCCCGAGGTCTCGAGCCAATCGAGGTGAAGGGTATTCTCGCACTTTTCCTTGTGGTCGTAAACCTTGATATCGAACGACGCCATTCCCCCCTGGTACGCGTGAACGGCGCGCACCCCATTGTTGAAGATGATCTTCCCCTCGTCATCCGTGACGCAATTTGGCGACCAGTGATAGCCAGGAATCTCTACTTCGTCCGCGTCCGCGCCCCCGGGCGCGCCGCCGGGCGCGTCGCCGAAGTCCGATGCGCGCCCTTTCTCATGGCAGACCCGCGCTTGCTCGAGAACCTTATCCTCGCGGATATACTGCGCGGCGGCGCCTTCCGGCCAGCGAAGCGCGTAGGCCGCCGCTTCATCAGGTGTCCAACCCGCGCGCCGAAGGATTTGCATGGCGGCGAAGAAGTCCTTGGACGTGTCATCGCTCGACCGCTTCAGTAGCTCGTCGGCCTTCTTGGGCGCCTTACGCTCCATGGCGAGCGCCGCGCGGAACACGTCATCGATACAGCCCAGTTCGGGCGGATCGAATATGAGGTTATTCGCAAGCGTGAAGTAGCGTTTCTCGGAGAAGCACTCGATCTTGGCCTGGGGGAACGCGGGGTCGAACGGATGCGCGAATGAGTGGCCTTTCGGAAAGGATGCCGATCGGCCGATAATATGAATGCCGGTCCTGGATACGGATATCTCGACGAACGCGCCCGCCGCCTTGGCCCTCGAGAGAAGCGGCGAAAGCCAGCTAGCGCACTTTCCATTTTCCCCGCAATGATCGATATCGATCCCGATAAGCCCGGTCGCGGGGCCTAGTATAACGCCGATATCCGGCCACGCGTCGCCGATCTCGGAAAGCGTGGCGGGGTCCGTCTCGGCGCCCTTTGGCCGCCCACGCGCGTCGCACGGGGGCTTCGTCACCTTCCCGTCCTTGGTGACAGGCCTCCAGCGCGTCCATACGCGCGATTCCGCTAGAGATTTGAACGCCCCGGGAAGCTTCCGCGCCATGACAACCCCGCAAAAAGGGCTTCCACCTTCTACTGAAAGTGGAAGCCCCGCAAACGGTAACAACGCCTGGGGAAGGCGGCGGGGGGATTACCGCTTGACCTAGTTCTAGTGGCGGCCGGTAATCACAGCCCAAATGCTTGGCGAAGGTGCGCCGCCAGGGCGTCCGCTTCAGCCGCCGGCTCATCGGCTTCCGCCGGCGGCTCCGGCGATTTTACCGCGCGCCGCTTCGAGACGGGTTTGGGCTCGGGCTCGGGCGCGGGCTCGGGCTCGGGCTCGTGCGTAAGGCGCGGCGTAAGCGACATGTACGGCGCGAGCAGCTCCACATCGAGCGCGCGCGGTGGGCCAGTCATATTCTCACCCGCGCGCGCGGTAAAGGTCGCGATCGCTTCCTGGTAATCCAGCGGCGCTGTCCCGCGCGCGACGAACTCAAGAATCTTCGTGCCCCGCCGGAACTTGGCGCCGGCAATCATCGCCTGCAAAGGTTTCCCTGTGCGGCGCTGCTCGTCCACGAACAGCTTCCAATTCTTTTGGCTCGCCGGCGGGATCGCGAACTGCCAGAACTTCTTATCGGATGTCATGGCGACGACCAGGACGCGGTTCTGACACTCGCGGCTTTTCCCGCCGCTGAAACCTTCCTTGGAGCCCCAGACCGCGCGGGGACAAGCCGAGCATAGCTCATGCTGGGGTTCCGGGCTCTCCGTGGCATCCGGCCGTTTGCCGTCGTAGGAGACGCACGCCGGACCGGACGGGTTTTCAGGGTCATATTTGCTGCCGTAGAAAACCCGAAACACGGAAGGGCGGATGTAGGCGACCATAAACTTGAACTCGCCATGGACTTCCCCGGCTTCCTGGCCGTTTTCGTCCAGGAGGGTGAAACGGTCATTCAGCAACGAGACGCGGGGGGGGCGCGCCGATGTTTCCTGCGCCGCGTTCGCGTCATTGTACAAATTCGGGAACTCGATCATTCGATAACGTCCTTCTTGAGTGCGATATTAAGCCTGCGGACCCGCTCGACCTGGAGCCCGTCTGGGTAATCCGGATATTTAACGTCCTTGCCGGCTGCTTTCTCCCTTTCATAGACCGCGACCTGCTTGTCGTGCCAGTCGGCTATGACTTGTGTCGCGACATGCTTTGTCAGCATGTCCCATTGGTCATTCTCCCCGACAAAGTCGAGCCATGCGTCCTTGTCAATAACCTTCGCGCTCAACGCCGTCGAGAAATGCGCGCGCCCAAAATCCGTGTTCACGGAATTCAAGTTCTGCTCGGTCATATAAGCAGCCAATCGCGACCTCAGATCATCGATCTGCGCCTGCAAAGGCTTGATGACGACTGTCTTGAAATTCTCAAGCTGTGACTCACGCGCCGTAATCTGTTTAAAAAGCTCGCTTGCGTCTACCATTCGAGTCCCTTTCCTTCGATGATCGATAGCGCTTGTTCCTGCAGTGCCTCGCTACCCGCGCGGGCGGCGAATATATTAGCTTCCAATGGGCAGCTTACCAGGTTGATGATGGAGCAATTTGCTTGTTGGTCAGGGCCAAATATCCGTTGATTGGCTTGCTGATATTCCTCACTCTTGTCAGTAGGCGTAAACCATACGATCGTGGAAGCGCAGGTGAACTTATGCCCGCGTGCCACAACGGCCGGATGCGCCAGGAGCCAACGTGGCTCGCCCGACTGAAACGCGTTGACGCGCTGCTCGATATGCTTATCGGAAACCGTGCCATCAACCCTCACACAATCTTTCCCGAACTCAGCCTCCAATACGTCAAGGACGCCATGGAAGGATGCGAACACTATGATCTTGGCCGGAGCCTCCATCGCGATTTCTTTTAGCGCCTCAAGCCTGGAAGCGCAATTCACTTTTACGATATCGTGGTCAGCGTCATAGATCATGCCCGCCGAAATCTGCATGAACTTGAGGCGCGTCGCCGCCGCGTGCACGGCTGTGATGGTCTTACCCGCGACCCGCACGGCGCCGCCGGCGCGGAGCGAAGCAAACGCCTTTTTCTGCTCCGAGGTCAACTCAACCGCCCTGTTCTGCGGCGGCGCCTTCTGAACCGCGAAACACTCATCCTGCCGCACCCGCACGGCGGGGGATAGCATCTTGGCGACCAGGGCCTCATGCCCTGGGCGCGGCGCCCATTTGAATTGGTCGATCTGGACCATCAGGCGTTCCTTGCACTGTACGAATGAGCCGCGCGGGCCAAAGGCCAGCGCCTCTAGCCCGTACGCGTCCGTGGGGGCCTGCGGCGTCGGCGTGCCGGTCAGGAGCCAGACGTATTCGATTTGGCTGGCGACGGCGAACGTGGTCCGCCAACGCTTCGTGCGCGTGTGACGGTACGTCGTCGCCTCGTCGAAGATCATGACGGCGAACTCGCCCGCCTTGGCCATGTCAAAGAGGTCCTTGCCGACCGGCGTCTTGAGCGCGTCCGGGTTCGTGATCACGAAGCCCGCGTGGTCCATCGCCAGCGTCTTGCGCCGCTTGGCCATATCACCCTCGAGCACGACCCCCGTGCGATGCCCGCCCAGATGGTCGCGCACGTGCGCCAGCCAGACCAGCCGCATGATGCTGCGGGGAGCGACAATCAGCGCACGCTTAGCGTCGCCGTACCCGTGCATGATGTAATCCGCCGCCCACAGCGCCGTGAGTGTTTTCCCGGTACGCATCTCACTCAGTTCGAATGCCCGCTTGTGCCCCGCCAGAAAAGCCGCGCGCATGCGCTGGTTGTCCATTGGTACCAACCCGGGCGCGGCGGGGAAGTCGTAGTGGGCGGGTGGCTGGCAGGTCACGCGGGGTCCGCCGGAAAGCCCATGCCGCGCCAAACATCCTCCCAAGAGCGGGCGACGATCACGCCGCCCCCCGCCGCCGCTACTTCGTCGAGCACGGATTGCTGGCGGGCTGTAACCTTGCCCTTCGGGCGCTTGCCCTCGATCGCGTAGAACGTGCCCTTGTAGCATATGAAGTCATCCACGGCGGCGCGGCCGTAATGGTTGACGTGCACGCTATACACGTAGGCACCGATCGCGCGCAGCTTCGCGCGATATTCGGCCTTGATGGCGGACTCCAACACGTCAGGCTCCGCCCATGGGTTAGTTTTTATATTGTCCATCCAGTTCATGATACGCTCCTTCACCTTAACGGTTCCAGTATTCAGCTCATTCACGACGATTAACGATCGAGATACCCAGTTCATTCACGCCATGCAACGATCGGACTTTTCAGTTCATTCCCGCAGCGTAACGATCGTGGTTTACTGTTCATTTCCGGTCTTCAGGCGTCTAGTCGGCTAGTTCATTCGCATTCATCAAGCGTTCGCCTGTGGAGTTCATTCTGCATAATTAACCATCCCAATATTCAGTTCACTTCAGGTTTTCAACCTGGGCGCCAGAAACGGCACGCTGTCACGGGACAATACCCACAGAGAGGGCCGGGCTTTGGGTCAGGATCCGACGCCGCTACCTTCGCGGCCAGCGCGGAAACGCGCCGCCGCGCGGCGCCTACGTCAAGCGAATAGAGCATCCCGGGCGCCTGGGTTTTCAACCAGTAGTAGAAACCCGAAAACGTCGCGCCTGGGTAGATCGGTTCGAGAAGCGCGGCCTGAACCTGCAACTCGAACTTATCCTCGCGGACCTTACCTGTTTTCCAATCGAGCAGCACAACACGATTAGTTGAAGCATTATGGGCGTGCAAATCTATCTTGCCGCGCAACCAGGATCCCGACCATGCCGCCGCCCCCCAATCAGCATCCACCGCGACCTCGACCTCCGCTTGCCAGGGCGCGGTTGCAAGCAGCAGCCCAATCACCGGCTCATGCGGTGCGGTCAAATCGCTTGTTTCTCCAGTCTTGACACGGGCCTCGAGAGCGGCGTGCACGGCTGTGCCATGGCGCGCGGCGGCGCCCAGCTCGTCGCGTACGTCCTTGGCGACGTACCTATGGTGGAACGCCTTCGGGCAGTTCTCGAAGGCCCGCAGCTTGCTGTATGTAAAATTCCAGGTCTCCGGTAAGTCCATAATCGGTTCCCGCCTTTACTTCGCTATCAATGGGGCAATCCGGCAACCAGGCGGGCGCTGTGGAAAACGCGGCCTCCACGGCGGCCAACACCTCGGGCACGCGCGCGATCGGGACGCACCAAACCGCGTCATCGTGCGTCGTGAGCACGGGATAAAGGCCGGTCGCGCGGCAAACGCGCTTAACCGCGACCGCTAGTACGTCTCGCGCCGTGCCCTGCACGATATTCTCGCAGAGCGTACAGCCCGTGAAGAAGCTTTGCGCCGCGTATTTGCGCCGCATCCAGGATTTCCGTTCATCGGACCATTCGACTTCATAGAGCATCTGGTTGCCGGACGGCAACACGACGCGGCCGGGCTCGATGGTGCAGCCGAGGAATTTCTCAGGTTTCCCAAGCCCCGCCAGTACGGGGATCAGGTAGGCCGCGCGGCGCCACGACGCGCAGATACGCCGATTTCGGGCGCGCCACGAGTCTGTGAGCGGCGCCGCCTGGTCCGCTGGAATGCGTAGGAGGACGGCAAGCGTCTTGTGGCCCAATCCAAACTGCGATGCAAGGCACACGACTTTGAAAGTCTGGCGCTCCAGGCCCCCCTTCACGATGGTCCGTCCATAATGCGCGCTCGCCGTCTCGCAATAAACATCGCGCTTCGCGCGCCGCGCGTCCAGCACCGCGCCCTCGCCCGCGAGGTAGGCGTTGATCACCAATTCGATCTGCGACAGGTCGGCGCCGATCAGTACGTGGCCCTCGGGCGCGCGCAGCGACTTGCGGATATCGCCATTCCTGGGGAGATTTTGAAAATTCGTCCGGCCCCCCTTGCCTGTCCAACGCCCAGATACAGCCCCCCTATAGGTTAGCGCCACGGGGAGAGGTCCACGGCGCGCCATGCCGAGATAGCGGTCCGCCCGCGTCTCTTGAATCGAGCTTCGCGCCGCGCAGAACGCTTCCGCCAGGAGTTCGGCATCCTCGCCAAACGACCCATCGAGTAGGCGTAGCATGAACTCGTCTTTTTTCGCCGTCGCGGAGATAAGCCCAGTCTTCCCCTGCTTATACTCCGGTTCAATCCCGAGTTCCTCTAGCTTCGCGACGAACTGGGCCTGCGAGAGCGGCTTCCCCTCCGGGACGCCAAGGCGGGCGCGCGCGTCGGCGCGATCGCGCCGCGCTTGAAGCGCGAGCGCCTGGAGCACGTCCGTATCGCCTTCGAGCCGCGGCTCCGTGAAGAGCTTCGCCGTCATGTCGATCATGGATAGCTCGAGGTCCGGTACCTGGGGAACCAAGCGCCCCGCCAACGCCCAGGTCTGTCGCGTATCCTGCTCGCAACCCGCGACGATAAGATCTTGAAGCGCGCCATGCATATCAGCCCATCGCTTCCCGATCATCGAGGAGTACGGAACGGACTTGGGTGCCATACCAAGCCGTGCCAGGCAGCTCTCAAGCGAAACCTTCACATGCGAGCCCCAAACGTACCGCGCCGCGCCCATCGTGCAAAGGTAATGCGCCGGGTAGCACCCATAGCGGTCCGTCAAGATGAAGCCGTCGAAGGCCGCGTTATGCGCGATCAGCGTGATAGTTGGCCAGTCATACTCGCTGAGGAGCGCGGGGATATCGGTTCCCCGCGCGCTTCGCATGCGGGCGCCATCATAAATCGAGACACAATGCGCTTCGAACCGCTCGTCGCGTACATATTCCTCCGCGGTCATTTTCGACAGTGTATAATCGGGCGAATAGTAAGTCTCGAAGTCTAGCGCAAGCACAGGCATTCACGATCCTTAAACTATATCTCGTTCCAGTTCGTTCATGGTTCGCAACCATCGGGCAGGACAGCTCGTTCTTGCTAGGTAACCATTGGCAGGCGCGGCTCGTTCTACCACTTCAACAATCCAGCAGCTTAGCTCGTTCTTATTGCGCAACTATCAGTTGACACGGCTCGTTCACAAATTCCAACCGTCTTCCTCGTCCAGCTAGCCCACCCACGGTGGGGGCGGGTTGACCTTATGCGCGTGGCCTAAAACCGCGAACGCGTAGGGCTCGGCGGGCGACCGGCCGTAGTGAACCTCATACCAGACCTGATGCAGATGCGACAGGAAAAGGGTAACGGCGCGCCAGCGCGCGCGGCTTAGGATAAGAGAAGGAGGAAGCATGCGAACGCCATCCATGCCAGGATCGCGCAAACCGCGCAACGCAATAAGGTCTCCTCCGTCATCACTTTTCCTCGCGGGTTCAATCCGATTAAATTCACCATCCACCCACTTGCGCAGGTCCGGGGTAAGTGCGCCAGGCTTGAACCGCGCGATGAACTCATCCACGCGCCCCACGCGATCGTGCTCGCCGGAAAGGTTACGCTCCCATTCCTCGGCCTTAAGCTGCTTGTAGAGCGCGCCGTAGAACGCATCGTCCCGGTTGGATACTTTCATGAAGCTCTGCCCGGCCAAGAAGCACAAGCGCCGCGCATCCGCGCACCACGGACGTTTCTGTCCCTTGAGCCATTTCCCTGAACTAGGCACGCCGCAGAACTTCCAAAACGCACCCGCCGTACTCGCTCGCTCAATGTCAAGGAGCGAGAGAAACCCGGCCGCGAGCACGGGGCCGACCCCCTTTTGCGCCCGCAGCCAAGGCCCGGCTTCGTGATGCTCGGACCACAAGTCGAGCAAGGTCACGATACGCTTCTCGAGTAAGCCGAACTGATCCGCCATCCACTCGAGCACGCGCATGGGCTTCTCGGTCGTGCGCGATCCCAGGCGGGCCCGCGCGCGCTTACGATCCTCCTGCATCATATAATAGGTCGCCACGAGCAACCGTGCTTGGGGGGTGCCCAAGGCCTTCGCGGTCTGCCGCAGGTCCTTATCGAGCCGCTTGATCAGCGGATCATAAACGTCGATCGTGTCATCCAGTACCTCGGTTGTCATCGCGTCACCTCGTCCACTGTTACAAACGCGTCATACAGCCAATATTCCAGCCTTCCGTCAGGACACTCGATAGCCGGGCCGTCCCCGCGGTGCAGCTGGTCGTGCCAGTACCATATGCGCGTGCCATCGGGCCACTCGACGGCCGGGCCGTCCGCGCGGTGGCGCTGATTGTGCCAGTACCACTCCCGCGTGCCATCCGCCCGCTCGATAGCAGGGCCGTCCTCGCGGTGGCGCAGGTCGTGCCAGTACCATATGCGCGTGCCATCCGCGCGCTCGACCGCGGGGCCGTCGGCACGATGGCGCTGATCATGCCAGCGCCATTCCAACCTGCCATCCGCCCGCTCGACAGCCGGGCCGTCCTCGCGGTGGAGCTGGTTATGCCAGTACCATTCCCGCGTGCCACTCGCTCGCTCGACAGCCGGGCCGTCCGCGCGGTGCAGCTGGTCGCGCCAGTACCATTCCCGCGTGCCATCCATTGTAATCCGCACGACGCTCTCGACCATCACACCACCTCATCCGCTTCCACGCGCACGCCGTGCCTCCAGCATTCCCGCGCGCCATCCGCCCGCTCGACAGCCGGGCCGTCCGCGCGGTGGCGCAGGTCGTGCCAGTACCACTCCCGCGTGCCATCGGGCCACTCAACAGCCGGGCCGTCCTCGCGGTGGCGCTGGTCGTGCCAGTACCACATGCGCGCGCCATACGCCCACTCGATCGCCGGACCGTCGGCACGATGGCGCTGGTTATGCCAGTACCAGTCCCGCGTGCCATCCGCGCGCTCGACCGCGGGGCCGTCCCCGCGGTGCAGCTGGTCGTGCCAGTACCATTCCCGCGTGCCATCGGGCCACTCGCCGGCCGGGCCGTCCTCGCGGTGGCGCTGGTCGCGCCAGTACCATTCCCGCGTGCCATCCGCTAAGGTCTTCATAACGCTCTCGACCATCACCCCACCTCGTCCACTGATATAAGCACGCCGTGTCGCCAATATTCCCGCGTGCCATTGGGCCACTCGATCGCGGGACCGTCATCACGGTGGAGCTGGTTGTGCCAGCACCATATGTGCAGGCCATCCGCCCGCTCGATAGCAGGGCCGTCCTCACGGTGCAGATGGTCGTGCCAGTGCCATTCCCGCGTGCCGTCCGCCCGCTCGATCGCGGGGCCGTCCTCGCGGTGCAGCTGGTCGTGCCAGCGCCATTCCAACCTGCCATCCGCCCGCTCGACAGCCGGGCCGTCCGCGCGGTGGAGCTGGTTATGCCAGTACCATTCCCGCGTGCCATCCGGTGTAACCCACATGACGCTCTCGACCATCACACCACCTCATCCGCTTCCACGCGCACGCCGTGTCGCCAATATTCCAGCCTTCCATCAGGCCACTCGACAACCGGGCCGTCGGCACGATGGCGCTTGTTGTGCCAGTACCATTCCCGCGTGCCATCCGCCCGCTCGATCGCGGGACCGTCCTCGCGGTGGCGCTGATTGTGCCAGTACCATTCCCGCCTGCCATCCGCCCGCTCGACAGCCGGGCCGTCCTCGCGGTGGAGCTGGTTATGCCAGCACCATTCCCGCGTGCCATCCGCGCGCTCGACCGCGGGGCCGTCCCCGCGGTGCAGCCGGTCGTGCCTCCAGTATTCCCGCGTGCCATCCGCCCGCTCGATCGCGGGACCGTCCTCGCGGTGGCGCAGGTCGTGCCAGTACCATTCCCGCGTGCCATCCGCCCGCTCGATCGCGGGACCGTCCTCGCGGTGGCGCAGGTCGTGCCAGTACCATTCCCGCGTGCCGTCGGGCCACTCGATCGCGGGACCGTCCTCGCGGTGGCGCTGGTCGCGCCAGCGCCACTCCCGCGTGCCATCCGCCCGCTCGACAGCCGGGCCGTCCTCGCGGTGGCGCTGGCCGCGCCAGCGCCACTCCCGCGTGCCATCCCCTGTAGTTTTCATAACGCTCGTGGTCATCTCGTCCTCCGCCAACGATCCTTTGTCCACTGCTCCAAAAGCGCGCACGCCGCCTCAAGCGCTTCACGGTTAGCGTCGGTTGGGCATTCCTGGAACCTCTGGGCGGCGCGCGCGGCGATCGCCCGGGTCACTTCCTCGCACGACTGGGCGACCCAGTCGTAGGTGAAGGGGGGTTCGTTCGCGTCAGTCCTCGACATGATAGCCGCGCTCCACGTTATAGTTGTGGATATAGCGGGCGAGCAGCTCGTCATGCCGCGCTTCCCGCGCCTCCGCGCGGCGTTGCGCGCGGTCATACGCACGGTGGATCAGGATGCAGGCGGCAATAAAGAAGATAGACTCAAGCATCGTGGTATCTCCTTACGGTCAAACGCCGTAGCGCAATAAGCGGGTCACGGTCGCGCGTGTGTCTTGCGGAATGCCCGCCTCCTTGTAGACGCGGTCCATGATCAGCGCCACGTCCTCAATGAAAAACTGGAGCATCTTGCGTTGGTCAACGTTCGTGGTATCGATCGGGCACCCTATCCAATCAACATAGCGTGTAGAGTCCGCAAGCTTTATAAGCCGTGCCGCGGCGTCACGAGTCCGGAACGCGAGGGTCATCTACTGTCTCCATGCAATCCCCGATAGTGGGGCGTGTGGGCGTGGCCGCCATTCAAAACCTTGAGCGCGACGCCGGCCTGTATCAGCAGGACGCCGATAAACAGGACGACAACAAACCACGGAAATTTCTGCTTGTTCATGATGACCTCCTAGATCAGCGGTGGGGTAACGTGGTCCAAGTCAAAATACGTCCGGCGCAATCGCGGCTGGCACACAAGGACCCGCGCCAACATACTCTCACACCGATGGCGATAAATCGCCTTGTCCTGCCGCGCCAGCCGCGCCGGCGGACCGTACACGATATGAGCCGTGAGGCGCGCCGCCAAGGCGCGCGACGCACGGGGGGAAATCAGGTCGGGGTGCAGCATGTCAAGCTCCTTTCGCCCAATCCGGCACGGTCGAGATTGGGTCCCTTGGCTGGCGGCAAGGCATGCACAGCCCAAGAATATCCTCGTGCATCGCCCAGCGGTACACGATAGGGCTCCCACTCCCGGACCCAAACTGGGAGGGATTGTAGCCGATCCCCAGCTCGGCCGCCGCCTTGTACAGGCGAATCGCGACACGGGGATCCTGCGCGGATAGCGGCTCCCGTAGGTCGCCCCGTGGCACCACTCGTCGCCAGTCCGGGAACGCCCCATCGATGGCGTCGAAAATCTGGTTGCCGAGCTGGTAACGGTCCCGAGGATTTGTAAGCTCCACCCGTGGGTCGCTTTCCCGTTTTGTAGCCTTGGGCACGGCCTTGCAAACGTCCGACGGGATAATGAGGTACATCGGCCGCTCGAACGGCTCCAAGGTAGCTCGCCGGACCGCGAACAAAGCGAGACCATCCGTGGCCACGTAGAATGTGTAATCCCTGTTTACCTCGACGTACACGCCGCCCAGGTAAGCCCTGGTTTTCTCCTTTAGGGAAACGTGCGATGCCGCGCGGATATACTTGGCTTCGAGCAACATAACTATCATCCTTTACTGTCTAAGCTATTATTACTTATCCTTCATCGTCCACGAAAGCCTTCATGTCGTCGAGCA